TTACTTTTGTGGTGTGTTTTCTTTTTCCCACTCAATCTTATCAATGCGCTTTTCATGCGCGAGCAATGTACCTTGAATACCCCGATTAATTTTTACTAACTGCCAACCTATCCAAGCCACTCCTATTGCGATTGGGGATATTCCAAGGTTTGCAAGCAATGCTACTGCAGGAAAATCCATTTAAGCCACCCTATATTTTTTACTTAACCAGTGCTCAACGGCAACACGCAACATTCTACGGAAGCCGAACGTATCAATGTAAACCATTGCAAGGCAGTACCAGTAATGCTCTGGCACGCTCTTTAGTGCGGTAAATCCAAGGTCAACATATTTAGCATAATCAGGAATGAAACTAAGTATGAGCGGGGCGGTTGTGATTAATAACAAATACTCATCTTTCCAACCACGATCACTTAAGTTAATTTCGTCTAGCTTCCCTGCACTCGCATCACCCTGTGCAACGCGTTTTCGTTTAGCTGTTGAAATTGAGGCTTTTAACTCACCCGCTTGCTTAATTTCATCTGCTTTATTTTTACGAACCGCTTTAAATGCACTAAACCCGCCTGTTATGAAAGCACCTAGTAATGTAATCATGCTAACTCCACATGTGGACCATCTTTGAAGCTATTCCAATCACCGCCCCAAACAATAGGGATGTTTAATTCACGGCTTGCTTGTTTAAATGCTTCGCTAATTTCACGGTAGTAATGCATATCCCAAGTAGGTTTTCCGCTTTCATCGTAGGCCATAAAATCAATGGCTTTTGCATGTTGATGTTTACTTTTGCGGTTTACTCCATCCAATTGAGAATGACCCTTTAAATATAAATCATGTTGCTCTGCTTCTGTTCGGTGGCCAGACGTAATAGCAAAATCAAATGCTGATAACTCAAGCGCCCGACGAGTAACCTTTTTTAAATCATTTTCCACCCCAAGCATTTTTGTATTACTGCGAGAGGATAAGGCAAACCCGCTTACAGCTTTATCTATTTGTTTTTTATTCATGGTATAAATCCCTATAACTCCAATCGTTAAAAGTAATGGCGTTAACAATTTCATTGCTAAAAGTCGGCTTGATGACTAAGAATAACAATGTATTTTCCATCTGCCTTTTGTAGATTTACCTGCAATTCAACTGCATTTTTTGGCGCAATAATTTGCAAGTGATACGTAGATGAAAATTGCGGTACTTTGTTAAAGATAATTTTAGGGTAATGACATGTTGAAGCGCCCTCAGCATTCAACAGGTCTATATGAATCGTATCAGTTGGTGAATTAACCCATGTAGGGTCTTCCTTGTCCTTATCGAAGTTACTCGAAGGCATGCGTTCCAGTGCTAGCGTAATAAAGTTAACATTTTCATTTAAAAAAAATGAAACGGTATCAGTGCCGTTATGAGAATCAATTCTTTGATCGTTATAATTTAAGAGTTTTAAATCTATTAAGTTACCCGTTATTTCTGTCGGCAATGATTTTAAGTGTTCTTCAATTTCGTTTATTTTATTAAGGTCTGAGCCTGTACCAAGTTGAAACATAATTAGTTAACCTCGCTTAAGTAGCAGTTATCAGTAATTACCACTGCAAATAAATTTACCTCTGCAGTGGTTGATAGTTCAATTTTTTCCCCTGCAAAAAGGGGCAATCCGTTATCAGCCGTTTCACCAATCCAAATAGCACCAGTGTTTAATGGCGACGCTTTAATGATTAGCGTCTTACGGTTTAGGTTTTCAGCAACAACGTGGTTATTACTGGCAAAGTCAGCTTTAACCAGGGGCGTGTAAATTGCAGATTTAACAGCATCTACTTTTTGTACCGTAGGTAAGTTATTAATGCTTACATCCCATAAACCTGCTTGCTGTGCTAGCCATTGCCCGCTCTGGCTAACTGACTGAATAGCAGGGAGGTTGTTCACGCTTACATCAAGTAAACCACTTTGTTTGACTGACTGTATAAGCGGGAGGTTGTTCACGCTTACATCAAGTAAACCACTTTGTTTGACTGACTGTATAAGCGGGAAATTATCAACTAAAAAGCTTTGTCCTGCTGAAAATTGCACGCTTGGCATTGCCGTAATAACTGCATTTGTACTACCCCCATCATTAGCAGGGTAAAATTTTCCATGGCCTGTTTTAATCACAACATGATTAGCTGAGTCGTGCATATTGCGGATTGTTATCGCTTTAAAGTCCTCACCTTGTGGCACTTGAACTTGGTCCCAACGATTCAGTGAGTAATTTCGGCCTGAGTCGGTTGTTATTTCAATTAATCCATCAGCAGAATCAACAAAAATAAAACTCCCCTCTGCTGATAACATCGGCTCTGCACCTACCTGTAAAGTTTGATTAATAATCATCGTGTTTTCATTCCCCACATAATAAAGCCAATCATCACAATCCCACCCACCACAGCAATGGCAATTACTTTTGTTTGTTGTTTGCTCATTTCAGTGGCGCCACCTGTTTGCGCTGATTTAGCAAGCTCAGTAATGGCATTTAATTGCTCATCATTAGATCGCATTTGGCTTGAGCTAATGCCTGCAATCACTTGTGTATTATCAAAGTTAGATTGCGCTAATTTATCAACTACATCAGCGCTTAATTCCTGCATACCATCCAAAGAATCAAGCGCCACCGATTCAGCAAAATCAAAGCTTGCTTCGGTTGTTTCTGCTGAAATGCTAGCTAAATTAACAGCGGTACTCATTGCGTTTTGGCCTAAACTATCCGCTGTATCGAAAGCATTAGCCCCCAATTTTCCTGCAGTTTGCGCAATCTCTTCGGCTGCATCCATAGCGCCGTGGTCGGTGGTGGTAGAGTGAATGGTATTACCCTCTCCCAATACTTGAATCCCGCTGTTTTCTTCCTGCTGAATAGCGCGATTATCATAATTAGTATTGTCAGTTTGTGCGCTTTTATTTGAGGAGCTACCACCCATAATTCACCCCGTTTTTTGCATAAGCAGTGCCACGCATAGGGGAGGAGTTAGAAAATTCAGCTTGAGGTAAAAAAAGGTTTCGCTCTGATTTACTTGCTGATTTTTTTAATTTATTTTTTTGTTTTTTATTCATTGTATAAATCCATCCTATAAACAAACTCTGTTTTATTAAATAGGGATTCGCGCACCTCGATTAATTTAAAAGGATAAGCGCGCAATGCTCGGCCTATGGCCTTGGGAACTTGGGTGTGTACTCGCAACGTTGAAGCGCCAACCCGTTTTGCATAACTGTAAATTTCTGGCGTGTACTTGCGTAAACTTTTACCAGCCACAGCAACTAAAACAAATTCGCTACCCTCTAACCTTGTTACTGCCAATAACTCCCCGTCGTTAAAACTCCAAAGCTTAGAAACACCCGTTAATACTTCGCGTTTAATTGTGCCTTTGGCGTTATTTAAAGCCGGGGATAACTGCTTTTTGGTCGCTTTATTCCACACGTTTAGTTGTTTCATTATTTCTTAAGTAGAAATAATGCAATTACAACAACAATACCGATGGCAACAACAGGTGAAACCGCTAAGCCCGAAGCTTTAGGGCCACCAAAGTTAACTCCACCGTAGGCTTTACCACCAAAAGAAGTGTCACCGCTTGTTGCGGTTGCCGCGCCCCCCGTTAAACCACCGCCCCCCGTTAAACTAGTCATTGCTCCAAGCATAATTATTTACCACCTTGAGACTTATAAACCAAGTAACCACCACCAATAAATGCACCGATAAGAAGCACTTTATTTGTGTTACTGCCTGCCCACCAACCTGCACCGCCTGAAATGGCGGCAACAATTGGAATGATTAAAAGTGGCATAAACTTCCCCTTTATCGTCTAATTACTACTAAAACAAGAAGCAGAGCCACTACACCGCCTGCAATCATTAACATGTTGTTATTTAATAGTGGCGTTGTAGTAACGGTTTGCACTGGCGCACCGTTATTATTAACCGCAACAGGTTTTTGATATTGCTGATAAGCCGATGGCGTAGCAACAGCCAAAGGCGGTCTAGCTACAGCTAGCGGTTCCTTTTTCGCTTTGGGCTCATCAATATATTTATCAACGGCGGCAAGCTTGCCAACGTCCAGTATCGTTTCCCCCAAATCTTCTAAAAAATCAAACATGAATCACCTACTATTACTGAGGGAGTGCTTTCACTTGTTCAATTTGGTCAACAAGCAAACGAATATTTCCCGCATTGGTTTTAGTAATGCGAAAATCTAAAGACTTACGCGCAAACGTTGGAAAACGCCCATCTTCTGCAAAGCCATACTGTAAGAAATCAAGCACATAAGCATTGGTTAGGGGGGAGCGGCCATTACTGATTAAATCAAAAGAGTTATCAGCACTTGTTGACTCAAATTCAACCAAGTCATCTCGTTTAATTTCAACCTTTGTAATATCTGGCGCTTGAAAAATTAAACGGCGTAACGTTCTGCGTGGGTCGCGGTCTTGCCAATCAAACGGAGTTTCACCGCTTTGGTTAGCTGTCCAATCAAGTGTAAATAGGCGCGGTAAAAAAAAGCGTTCAGGTTGCGCTTGCGTTGTTTGTGCACGAAGTTTTATTTCGGGTACGATTTCACTATCAGATGCACTTGCAGAGGTTTTAAGCTCAACATAAATCATAATATGGTCATTTTCTAACGTAACTAATTCACCTGCTCGGACGCCTTGGCGGGTGCGCATTTGAGGGTTAGAGAATGGAATCACTAAACGGCCTGCTTCAACGTAAAGCTTGCGCTGTTTTGCTAGTTCGTTTAATTCAACGCCTGTAAGCGAAACAAACTCTTTGCCACCTAATGTCATAGATACTTTTAAAATATCAGTCACATTAAGGTTATGTTTGATTTCAATGTTTTGATAAGTGGGGCCACAAACTAAGCGTAAATTCGCTTTTTGACCGTAACCTACGGCATTCATTGGGTTTAATTCGTGTGGCTTTGGTGCATATCGACCACGATTAAATGCTAAAAGTTGAGACATTTTGTCTTCCTTAATTTTTAAAAAGTTAAATGAGATGCAAGGCTTTAATTAACCGATTACATCTTCAACAGCGCCAACATTATTTGAAGCCCAAACAACCAGACCCGCAACGACAAGCGCAATGCCTGCAGTAATCACGTGAGATTTTTTCATAATTTATTTGCCTTAATTAGCTTAAAAAAAAAGCCACTCAGATGAGTAGCTTTATTGAGTGGCCTTAGTAAGCGCTATTTATTCCCTTTGATTCCTAATACTATTTTTCGTTATTGCGTTTAAATAACGCGTAAGTGAGGCGTAGGTCACAAATTACCACTTTATAACGCCCGTTTTAAACTGCTTTCCATCCTGCAAAATGTAATCAAGTGGCTCTAATTGCTCTATCTCTTTAGAGGGGATACCTGTCATTTTTTCTAAATAAACTGCACTTGCCTTTGTTTTTTGCATCATCACACAAGCCCGTTGGCAATTATCAACAATGGTTTTTGATACTTCCTGACCACGTTGAAACAGGTTGATAGTATGGACATTAAACTTACGACCTAAACGTAAAAGCTTGCCGTGATAACCAGTGGCCTTACCTGCATTTAAACTATGCTCTGCAACTTCTTCACAGATCACTTTAAATGGTTTTTTATGCTTACCATTGCCAAGCGCCCAAATGACACCACAAAAAGCGTCAAAATCTTTTACCGTGGTTTCATGCTTGGGTTGATAAGCAATCTTAAAGCCCTGCTTTGTTTTTCGCCCTGCAATTAATGCACTAGCAAAGGCTTTTAAGTTTGAATAGCCACGCACTACACCGCCTGCGACCTTGCCCTGATAATCTCCAACTGGGTCAAAAAATGCAACGTGGTCACTCGCTTTGATAAATAGCTTTTTAACCGCTGAGGTTTTACCGCAACCACTCATACCAACTGCAAAAATGTGCCCGTTTTTAAGTTCGTTATTGGGGTTAACTGGTTGCATCTGTCTCCGCCTCTTTTTTAGGTTTACTGGCCACCTTTTCTGCATCCACTTTTTTGAGGGCTTTAACTTGAGTTAAAGAAGTAAAACACAGCGTTCCCAATGCAAAGGTAAACATGATTTCTTCTTTATATTGTAAAAACCACGGTGGAAGTTCACCGCCATATTTAACAAAGAGAGGTGCAAAACTCTTACTCACATTTTCTTTTTGTGCCTTTTCAAGCTCAAAGCTTTTGTGACCAAATTGCTTAACTAACCCCTCACCCGCACCAAGCAAAGCGACCGCTGTCATTTCGCCTTGTGCCAATAATAAAGATTCATCAATTGCGGGCGTTGCTTCAGTACTTTCCCCATCATCCAACGTATTTAAAAAATCAGTTTCTTCAATTGTGTTTTGAATGATCTCTTCTTCAATGATTAGGTTTGATTCCATTTCGTTATTCTCAATATTTTCCATTACGCTACCGCCTTAATAAATTTAATTAGACCACCAAAACAGAGGCCAACTACAACACCCACGCCAACACTAGCGGGGGTACTCATTCCACCTGTTTTAATAACAGGCTTTTCTACTTGTTTTTGTGAATATTTAACCGGTTCCTTATTGGATTTAATATTCACAATATTGCATTCATCTAACGGTTTATTTTGAAGTGAAATTTCAGCTTCAATTTCTTCCAATGGTTTAAATGTTTTTAATTCAGCTTGCGCCATTGCACCTGTTCTTGTGTCTGGACCGCATGAACAACGGGCATGAACATATTTAATGCGCTTTCCTGTGCCTTGCTTGACTGATTTTGGCTCTTTGCAGGTATTGCATTTGATGTAACCCAATATTTCATTTTTATTTTCCACTTAACATTCCCCTTGATTGGCTTTGTATTGCATTAATTCACGTTTAAAAAATGCATTACATTGTTGAAAATCTTCAAGCGCTTTGATCACTTCAACGGGTGCGCCATTACTAACCATTCCCATTAATGCAGTAAATTTGCTCTCTTTTAACGTCTCAGAAAATTTGATTAATATTTTTTCTGATTTTTCGGAGAGTAAAACGACTTTTTTAAATTGGTCACTCTCTATATTTTGATTTTTCACTACCCACGACCCCTTTTTGTTTGTTTTTTTGCTTCGGATTTAATTTCGATTTATCTGAGTGCGTACAGTTATTGACAGAACTCCAAGGGGAAAACTGACGTTTTCTAACTGCATTGCTCTCCTGTGTTTTTGTGGCTCTGACTATCTCCCATGAACCCTCTCTAGTGACTTTTTCAAGACCTAAAGACTCAACACCCTGTGTTTTATTAACAAGCTCTCCGTAGCTGTTTTCGACTTGCTTATAAGTCAGTGAAACAGGCATTAATGAGCGAGGGCAAAAAATACCGCCCATTGATAAGAGGTACATTGACCAGTTGCCAATGTCCGCGCTATAACGGGCTAATTCGAGCGGGTGCTTTTCGTTTTTAAGATCTATAAATGATTTGATTTGTGCGGGACTTTCTTCGTTTTCAGTTTCGGTTTTAATATTGGTGCTTGGTAGTCTGCGCAATTCACGCCATACGCCCACAGGTGCACCGCCTATTTGTTGAAATTGGCGAATACCCCACAATGAAGCCCATGCACAAGCAGATAACGCTTCACCTTTGGCACTGTCATCTAATTTGTAACCATCTATATTTTTAGCAATGTATTTAGCAATGTAACCCGTAGCGGTACCACGTTTTTTATCAATGCGTTTATAGTCAAAGCGAGGGGTAATATCTTCGCCTAACTCCTCTCTATCTTCGGCTAAAAAGTATTCCTGCAGGACGTCTAAAATTTCCCCTTCATGTTCGGGTGCAAAAAAGAAAAGAGCATGCCAATGTGGTGTTCCATCATGGTGAGGCTCAGCAACACGAAACCCCATTAAAGGGATCTCTAATCTGTTTAATTTTGCTCTGGCTTTTTGCCATGTAGCACAAAGGTAGTTTTGTGTTTGTGATGGGTTATAGCCTTGGTAGTGTTTGTTATTTACCGATGACCATTTGTCTTTTCGTTCAACCGCTGTAAAAGCGTGATATTTAGAGGGAGCGGTAATCGTAAAGAAACCACCCATTAATTTATGTTCATCTGCGGTATCTTCAAAACCGCGCATCCTAACCATTAATTCAGTACGTCTAAGCTCTTTGTTTGCAATGCTTCCATCAACTACGCCACGCATGGGAATTTCTTCCCCTGTTTCGGTATTACGAGCAACCATTTTTTCAATATAGAGATCACCTGCTTTTTTACGTGAAACAAATTCCTTACGGCCTGTTTCACTCACATATTTTGAAACGCCCAAACGCGTTTTACCGCTAATTATTCGACAGTGTTCGCAAAATTGCATGTAAGCACGTTCTATTTTAGCCTCCCACCATTTATCAGTGCGTAAACGCTCAATACGACCCATAGCCAATAATTCATTCTTTCTCAGCTTGTACTCACCCTTGCTTTCGTTTTCTTCTTGAATTAATCGTGCGGTGGGTGGGGTAGGTGTGAAGTGCCAAAAGTTGGCATATTCAAGCATCTTTTTTTCAGTGGGGAACAGGCCAATATTTATTGGTGAAGTGCAATCTATTAAAATCGCCTGACATGCATCAGCACACAATTTAGCTTGTGCCTTACGTAGTTTGATTGTTTTTAATTTATTGAGTGATACAGGGAAAAATTGCAAAGCACTTGAAAGCTTTGCGATTTCACCACGTAACCATTGAAGGGCAGAATATCGCCCATTATAAGCATTACTATTCCACTTTTTTACATAGCGCAAATAGACATCATTAGCGCATTCAACAGGCAATAGTTTATTGATTAACTTGGTTGCCTGTTGTTTTTCATCCGCCCATTTAAGCAAAAGGATTTCACGGCCTTTATCTGAAAAGCGCGAATTCATAGAGGTTAATAATTTAGGTTGAGTATTAAAAATATTACGGCTAATCATTACTTGAACTCATAGCGCGATAAATTAGAAAAGGGCGCAGTTAATCGGCTTAAACCCTGTATTTTCTTCAATATTCTAATGCGCTCTAAATCGTTTAATTCGCATAGCTTCTTTTTAGCCGTTTCAATAACATCTGTTTTCTTGCCGACCTTAGCCACAACACAGAAAAATGAACGCTCTTCATGGGTTAAGCTATCCCACAAAATGGCACCACGGCTTGATTGATTTAGTTGTTCGTAAATTGAATTAATGTGAGTTTGACTATTCATTACGCCACATCTTCAAAATCAAAGCGTTCAATTCTCAATTCCAAAATTTCTGAATAGCCCATCATGAGGTTAAATTGTTTTGTTAGCCTCGATATTTCGCTCAATAAAACGCGTTCTCTTAAATCATCGGATAAAAGAAAACCCTTTAGATCACTTATTTTTTTATCTAACTCTTTTTTTTCTTCAACTACTCTTTTTTGATAGTTCTTCATTATTCACTCTCCAACGTGTGTGTTTCTAGTTTGAATTGACCAGAGTCAACCAACTTATAAACTTCAACTAAATCAATCAGTACCGTTTGGCGTTCAGATTGACGGGGGATAATTGGCATTTCACCTTCGCTTACCATGCGTTTAACACGAGAAACAGACATACCCGTTAAAAAACAAAAGCGATTCAATGCCATAAAGGGCGCAGGGGCGGTGATATGTATTACAGTTTTCTCAATACTCATGATTAAAGTACTCCTCAAGTGGTAAACTAAAAGTTCGTATATGTGCGTATTAGTGCGCAATCGCAACTGCTGACCCGTACGTCCCAGTATACTAGGCCAAACGAAAGAGGTAATCAACATGAATTTAGGAAAAAAAATAAAATCAATACGAATTTGTGAGCGCTTAAATCAAGTCGATTTCAGTCAACTCATTGATTTACCTATAGGAACACTACAAGGTTATGAGCAAGAGAAAAGGCACCCTACCAGTGAGGGATTGCTAAAAATTACAACGCATGAACAGTTAAAAAAGTACACGTTATGGTTAATGACGGGTGATACAGCTCTTGAGTCAGGTCAGGTTTGCCCTGATTTTTCTATTTTATTAAGTTGCGGTCTTATCGAAGACGAGACGGAAAAGCGAGCATAAGCAACTGCATGAAGATGTTTTACCGATGGGGTGCAATATGTTGATTCAAAAAGGTAATAAATGGATAACCGATGCGGATGCAAGTCGTGAATTCAACTTGCGAATTGATGCGCTCGGATATCAAAAACGTCTTAAAAATAGAACAGAAAATCACATTCGTGAAGAGATGCAACGTGATAATAGAACGTTGAGCAAATTGATTAATATCTGGTATAGGCTTCATGGCAATGTTTTAAAAGACGGTTATCCCAGATGTAAAAAGCTTCTTTGGGTAGCGAATGAATTAGATAACCCTATAGGAGCGTTGTTCTCCAGTGAAGTGTTTGCACGATACCGTGAAAAGCGAGTAAGTGAAGTTTCAACGACGACGATTAATCGAGAGCATGCTTATTTACGTGCTGTTTTTAACGAGTTGAAACGCTTAGGTGTGATCACTTATGAAAACCCATTAACCAACATTCGCCAGTTCAAAGAGACTGAAAAAGGTTTACGTTTTTTAACCTTTGACGAAATAAGCACGTTATTAAAAATGTGTGAACGTTCAAGTAATAAATCATTATCACCAGTCGTTAAAATTTGTTTGGCAACGGGGGCAAGGTGGAGTGAAGCGGAGGGGTTAAAAGCATCTCAAGTTATCAATAACAAGATCACTTATTTAGACACTAAGAGCGGTAAAAATAGAACGGTACCCATTTCTAATTCGTTATTTAATGAACTAGACGAGCTTGGCAAGTCTGGTGACCAACGATTATTTATAGGCTGTATTAATGCGTATCGTGTTGCGATAAAAGCGGCGTTTATCCAATTACCCAAAGGGCAACTTTCCCACGTTCTACGACATTCATTTGCTAGCCACTTTATTATGAAGGGGGGAAATATCGTTGTACTCAAAGATATTTTAGGGCACAGCACAATAGAAACAACCATGCGCTACGCCCATTTAGCACCGGAACATTTAGCCGATGCTGTTAAATTAAATCCATTAGAGAATAATTAAAACTATCTCTTTTAACCGTTTGGCAGTGAAAAGGGCATCAAATCAAATAACGTTTTTTACCCTCGGAAAACGCTCAATTTGAAACAAAATATTAACAAGCTTAATTAATGCCGGCACTAACAATGAACCACTCGTTTTAAGCGGTTCGTTCAAATGTTTTTACTAACCTGTTATTTTCATATGCCAAAACGGGTGTTTAACATAATAGTGATTTTACGCATATTTATTTATATTCACCTGTTCAGTAAATTACTTAAAACGTAATTGAAGGCAAATGTCCATAAAATCATTATTATGTTCTGTATAATGAAGTGCATAATTATATGATTTTTTACTTCCCTGTCCTGTAGAAGAAGGAGTTTCAAATCGAAGATTGTAATAAAGATAATCTTGAAGAGCATTCCAATTATAAAGGTGATAACAAACTACGTCACCAGTTTCTTTCACTACAATATAGCCTCCAGATGCATCATATTCGCCAGACCATGGTCTTTTAGGTTGCATGCCTAGAGCCGCATCTACAATAAGACGTTTAATTTTATATTTGTAAAAGTCGAGTAATCTGGTGGAATCTTTAGTAGTAAAATTACAAGGATTCTTTACAGCAACTATATCAACTATTTCAGAGAGGCTAGTTATTTTTGAACTCATAAATACAAGTAAGCATTCGGATAATATAACATCTAAAGAAGAGTCAATAATGAGAATATTCTCTTGAAAATTATTACTTTTAATTCTATTAAATGATAAAAAATAACCTGCTTCTAGCAATAATTTCACTCGACCTTTAGGGCCTGTATCAATAGGTAAATCATCCCTATCATATTGATGCGGTTCTAATAAATTACTTATCTCATAAGTATCGTTAATCTTATAAGGCTTTGTTATCTTATATTGAAATAAAGTCTGTCCTGATGCATTTATTAAAGTTGCAGGTGAGCTATGCTTTGATTTTATACTAAAACCAACTTCATTTTCAAAACCAGTCATAACATCATGAATAACGATATGTATATCAGCTTTTTTTGAAGATGATTGTTTCGTTACTGGGTTCTTTAGCTTATCTAAAATAGAAGATATTTCAGGTACTAAAAAAGCGCGTCCTTTCCTAGAAGATATTATTTTAAAAAAACGATCTGCCTCATCTTTAAAATCAATCATTTTGATGTAATCCGTACAACCATCGGACTCCACTTTTATTTCTTTATTTCTAGTATCGACATGATAAATAACAGGAATTGGATTTTGTTTTATACTATCAGAACGTTGCATTTCAATTGAAATAACCGGAAAATAATTATCATTGAGTTTATTTAATGAGCCATCGGCAGCGTATAAACGTCCTTCTGAAAGTACGTTTAGTAAAACATAAAATTCAGCCCATTCACCTGCATTTCTTTTTGAGTGTATTTCTGACAAAATTAAACCTTATTAATTTAAAAATATGGAGTTATGTGTTTTTAAATAATTTATTATTTTTGCAGCGGTTGCTTCGACTGCATTTACAGCTACGCTATTACCTAGCTGTTTCATAGCCTGGGTTGTAGATACTGGAAATGAAAAGTCATCAGGAAATCCCATCATTTTTATCCCTTCGACTGGGGATAATACTTTGACCTCACCATCAACTAAATAAGTATCCCAATTACGGCGGTCATGTAAACCAGACCGACGACCACCAACGCGAAGTGTATAGCCTATTTTTTTAGGGCATTCCCCACCCCAAATATCAGACATATTTGTGGTTAATGGAACCGCTTCAGGAAATTCAAATATAGGCATGTTGGATATATCTTTACGAAATCCTACAATATATACACGAGGACGATGTTGAGGTAGTCCATGGTCAGAGGCTTTGACAACTTTATATTGAAAGCTATAACCAAGTTGATTCTCTAAATAATCTTGAATAATTTTAAATGTTTTTCCATCATCATGTTTTAGTATGTGACGAACATTCTCTAAGAAAAATGCCTTTGGCCTTTTACTTTCAATTATTGAGCAAATGTTAAAAAACATATTGCCCCGATCATCTTTATCTTCATTAAACCCCTTTTTATAGCCTGCTTGACTAAATGGCTGGCAAGGGAAACCGGCACAAAGGATGTCGAAATTAGGGATTTGTTCTTTGGGTGAAATTATTTTTAATATATCGTCATTGAACATGCCAGAATCGAATAGATTAGGAGAGTATTTATATAAGTTTTCTTTGTAAGTAATTCGAGCATTTTTATCTATTTCTGATGCAAAAACGCACTCTGCATTAAGCTTGTGAAAAGCTATATGGAAACCGCCAATACCAGCGAATAGGTCAATAAATTTCAT